TTATATTCTTCTAACGGTATTTATAAATTACTAGAGTTTACCACTAACAATTCCATCACTTACAACTCGCACACTTCCTTCTGGCCATCCTTCTTGTTCACACTTAAGATGCCACCTTGTCATACGAATTACTGCATCTTTATCTAATCCAGTAAGCATTCCTCGTCCTTCTTTTGTAATGGTACGGAAGAGACCAAATCTAGTCTCCTCCACACGAAAGCAATCATCAATCCAAGTATGTTCTTCACTCACAGATCACCTTCTTTTCTATTCTCTGATTTGTAAACTGAGAATGTTCCTTCAGGATAACGGGCACTCAGTTTCTCAAAGTTCATCTGAAGAACTTCTTCAATATTTGTATCGAGTGCCATACAGGCTTGTGCAACATACCACATAATGTCTCCAAGTTCTCGCTTCATATGAAACACATTTTCTTCATTATATGGTTTGCCCTGAAGAAATATTTTCTTTATAACTTCAGTAAACTCACCTGCCTCTGCACTAATACCAAATGCAGCAGTCATCAGTTGAGGAACATTAGCAGAATCTACATTTTGCAGATGATTCAGACGATCTTTTAGAGCATTAAAATCAATGCTTGGATTGCTAGTTGTTTTGCGGACGAATTCAATATACTTATTAGTGTCAATTTCTTTAGTCATGGAGATTCGGAATAAATGTTTCTAGGTTTGATTCTGAAAAAAGTTTTTGATTGTGATCTCTTAGCCACCAACCATCATGAACATCATCATTTAACCCATCAAGGGGTTCTGCGGGAAGTTCTAATTGAGATAATTTTATATCAATAATTTGATTCCATTCCAGTCGATTAGTCTTATAAGTTCCTTGTCTAACATCCGCTAACCATTTGGCCGCCTCTTCTGTTCCGCAATCAGCAACTTTTTTACCTGTGGAATCAAATACTGTATAATAAATCAAAACTTGAATCCCTCAAATGATTTTTTTGGTTTCTGTTCTTCACAAGTATACTCTTCATCTTTTCCTTTGTCAAGAACATCTTCTTGAGCAGACTGTTCACAATCATAAAGACGCATTTTTGCGCGATCAATACCAACAATAAATCTTTTATGAATTGTTGGATCATTATATCGATTCTTAAGTTGCTTCACCATAATTTGTCCCAACTCCTCAAGCTCATCTGTAGAAATAAGGGCAAACATAAGATCAGCAGTAGCAGGGAGACCAAAGGACTCACTAGTATCAGTAAGTTCAACATCACTGCTACCATAACCAGAGCGAGTGGTCTGCGTGGCAGAAACGATAGGGACGTTTGCCTCAACAGCCAACCCTCGAAGTTCTTCAGCAATAGCTTTGATATAAGAATATGAATTGACAGTGCTATTTCCGCGATACCGCGAGGAAGCACATATATTAAGGTAATCAATGAAAATAATATCAGGTCTAAATGACTTCTTAAGTGCGAGTTCATTAAGAAGTGCTTTAAAGTGTCCACTGTGCGCTGATGCTGTAGGGTATTCTTTAATAATTAGGGTGCCTTGAGTTTTCTTTGCAATATTTGTCACCTTATTCTCGAACATTATCTTAGGTAGATTTGTAATTTCCTGAATAGGGACATTCAATAAGTTTGCATCAATTCTTTCAGCGATGCGCTCTTCGGCCATTTCCATTGTAATGTAAAGAACATTCTTACCTTGAAGCAAAACAGAACTAGCTACATGGCACATGAACAAAGATTTGCCAACACCTGTACCAGCAAGCGCGATATTAAGTGTTTTGTTGGGAAGACCACCTTTTGTGATTTTATTGAAATATTCAAGATCAAATTCAATCTTTTCTTCTTTTCTATGGTAAAGTTCATATCGTTTTTCATAATCCGTGAGATAATCATGTCCAATATGAGTGTCAAATGATACTGCTAAAGCATCAGATAAAATTGTTGGAATACTATCTCTATTCTTTTTTTCATCGTTTCCATCTGCAATATGAATTGATTCCATAAGTGCAAGATAGATAGCACGATCTCGACACCACTTTTCCGTTGTATTAACTAGCCAATTAAATTCTGTTGGAGTATCCTCCAGATAACTGATTAGTTGTGTGATTTCTTTAAATGAAGTGTCATTAATATCTTGACGATTCTCTACCTCAATACACAATGCTTCTTTTGTTGTTGGTTTATTATATTCCTGAACAAATTTTAGAATTTCTTCAAAAACAACTTTCTGATTTAAGTCTTCAAAATAATCAGATTTAATAAAAGGAACTACCTTACGAAGATACTCTTCATTGTAAAGAAGATTTCTCAAGATTAGAATTTCAACTTTATCCATTATTTGTAGTGCAAGTAGGTGCTCAAAATATATTTTGTATTACTCACTGGTTCTTTTCCATAATGAGGATACATCCATAGCGGAGGAAATATAACTAATTTACCAGTTTTAGGTTTAATAATTTTTTCCTTAAATACAGTTTCTCCTCCATCATTTACATCATTAAGATAGAACAAGAAAGATAAGAATCTTCTTGAACTATCGTAGTCAGTAACATCAACATGAGTATCAAATGCATCATTCCCATCAGCATTATACTTCTTTATTCGAAATTGTTCAAATGTATGAGACTCTGGAAAACATCTTTCATCAATGAAAGAATAATAATCTTTCTTATATCTTAAAACTGATTTTAAAACGATGCTATGAGCATCTTGAACATCAGGAGATTCTTCCGATATTTCTGTAAGGTTGATTTGTGTGAAATTTGGTTTTCTATTGTTTTCCAGTCTTTCATGAACATCTTCTTTGTTTTCAAATAACTCAATAAGATATTCACATACATTCGAATCTAATGCATTATCATATACTTTTATCAAGTCAACTAGACGATCCATAACTAAATTCTTTATTTGCAATTTCATCCAGAGCTTGCATTACTTCTGGTGTGAAATATTTTTCTGGTTCTGCAAGGATTTGTTTGGCATAGATTTTTTTACCATCAATCTCATATCGTCCGGCAATGTTTTTCCACAACCCACCGACCTCGCCAAGCTCCAGAAGTCCATAATATTTGTCAAGACCACGCTCGTCATAGAAGAGTCTGATTTCCACATCTTTGTTCTCCTTACTCAAACGCGACTTAGCAGTCTTTGCCTTGATAATGTTTCCAATGACTTCCGTTCCATCCTTTTCCTTTTTCTTGCTAAGATAAATGATCGTAGAGGCAGCGTACTTAAGACCGCTACCACCACCCATTTCTTTAGTAGGAACATAAGAACCGATAACATCGTAGGTATGATTGGTTACAATCATTGGAATGTTTGCTTGCCCCAATTTCAAAGTCAACATTCTGAATGCACCTTTGACCAGTTGAGATTTGGTCATATCACGAACTTGCTTGTCGTTGAGTGCGTCAGTAATCTCCTTTTCGGTTGAGAGCATACCTAAGGAGTCTAACACAAACATACAAGGTTTGCGTTCATCTACAGGTTTTTTTAAGTATATATCCACTGCCTTAAGAGCTTTACTCCTAAACTCTTCAATTGTCACGACATTCACAACAACCAAACGGTTCAGATCAAGTCCACGACTCTCAAGAAGAGACTTATTAACTGCTGCTTCAGTGTCAAAGTACAGACAGTAACCATCAGGATTAGAATCCAGAAAGTTTTTAACAACTGCGAGAGAGAAGAAAGTTTTGCCAGTAGAAGACTCACCAGCAATGGCAGTAATCTTATTCCCAGATACACCACCAAATACACTACCTGAAACCAGTGCATTAAAAATGTATGAACCCGTATCAACATAGGTTTCAGTTTCATCAATTTCAGATGCAAGTTTAGTAAAATCATCTCCGATTTCTTTTACAATATCTTTAAGAAAATCCATTACAGTACAAATCCAAATTGTTCGCGGGCAATTTTTTTATAAGGTCCACCGGGATTTGCATCCCGAATTTCCTTAATGGTGTTTAACTTTTGATAAAGAGCAGAGTCTCCACCAAGTCGCAATGCACTTACAATTTTTGCAAGTTCTTCATCATTAATAGGTAAATCCATCAATACCACCTCAAAGTTTTTAGATATTTTAAAACATTTTCTCGAACATCTAATAATTCAGTATAACATTTTTGATTATGAGCACACTGACGCAATTCATGATCGGGTTTTATGACACTTTCAATGAATAAATCCAGGCCTCGGTTCCACTTAACTTGTTTTGATTCATTGTCGGAAACAGGATTTTGATCTTTCATGAGAAAAATAATTCTAGATTAACAGTTTTTTCTACATTCCACCCAATAGCATCAAGAATAACTTTAAGTGGTTCTAGAAAAGCCTTCTCAAATTGTAACTCATAATCAATGTATTTGTCAAGATTAAGTTCTCTCGGAAAATCTTGAATAAACGAGATAACATTCTCATGTATTACATTTGGTTTTTTAAGATAACAAAACTTAATTTTTTCTCCATTATTGATCAAAGAATACTTATTTGTTAATTTCTTACTTTTTACATAATGATTGTAAAGTAATGCTCCTCTTACATGTATTGGAGTTCCTTTTGTGTAGATATCAGACGGCGATTGATACTTTACAACATCTGATGCAGATCTTGGAAAAGAAATTTGTTCTGGAGGAAGATTTTTAAACTCTTCTCTACTCTTATCAATAAAGTTAATTACATCTTCCTCAGTTCCAGTCATAACTAAATTCAAAGCATCTTTAATCATCTTGCGACATGGAGCAGGTGTTGAAGACTTAACAGCTTCAATACCCATCATTTTGAGTTTTGGTTCAGTATATTGAACTCCTTCACTATTCCATACATTGAGAATATAACGCTTCTTTGCAGTCCAAATACCACGATCAGCAATATTCTCACGCTTCATTTGCATCTTTTGTTCATATGCCGAAACATAATCCGCAAGTTCCTGATAAGATTGTTCGATGAATGGTTCCAACTTGTCTTGACAGATCTTGTCAAGTATCCCCACAATTGCTGCTTTATCGCTAGACTTATTATTAAAAAATTTAGTAACAAGAGGTCCAAGATTAAGATAGATTGAATCGGTATCACTGGCGATGACATAATCTACTTTCTCCGTAGACAATAGTTTATTTAGATATTCATTCATTTTTCCTTCAATCCAACGAATAGATACCTGTCCAGAAAGAGTGATAGCTTCTGCATTTGCTAGTTTATAATACCTGAAGTATTGATTACCAATAGCACCATAAGCAGAGTTAAGAGAAATCTTTTTTGCCATTTGAATGTTGTTGCACCTGGCAATCTCTTTTTCAAGTTCTTTAGTTGGAGTCTTTTCGTATTCCTGTTTTGCCTTGAGCATTCTTTTTTTAAATACGACTCGATCTCCATACATCTTCTCCATAAGTTCTGGTAAGAATCCGCGAACATCTTTACGGTACATTGCACCATTTGCACATACTGCATAGTTTTTGTAAAGTTCAAAGTTTATAGATTCTTTTAAAATTTTATCAACAGTTGCACTAGGATGTCTCTCTTCAATAAGAGTCTCTGGAGAAATATTATATTGCATAATCAAGTGGGGATAAAGAGAGTTCAAATCAAAACTCACAACCCAATCATATTTTCCAGGAATTGGTTCTTTTACATACGCACCAGCATATTTTTCATTCTTTTCAGAACGATCTTTTGGTGGAATTACGACATTTCTCTTTTTCAAATAATTGAAAATAATATTGTCCCACATTCTTACCTGATAGAATACATCAGCATAATTAACTTTAGCATCATAAGCCATGGTAAGTGCTAGTTCGATCAACTTCATTTTATCCTCAAGACGATCAACTAGTTCAACATCGATAATATTATACTCAACAAACTTCTGCCAATTTTGAGTATAAAAATCTTTGAAGGTATCAAACTCAGAGTGATCGAGTTTCTTTTGGCCAAGTTCTACATCAGCAATATGATCAAGTCTATATGATTCTTGTGCTTTGTAAGTAAACTTTTTGTAAAGATTGAGATAATCAAGTTGAGTAATTCCACCAACATCATATGTTATTTGTTTTCTACCTGAAACATAAATTTCTCCTTGACTTACAAGTCCCCAAGGAGAAAAACGCTTCATTTGTTTTTCGCCCAGAATCCTAGAAAGTCGGCCGCAAATATAAGGAATATCATACAATTGAATATTCCATCCTGTTACAATTTCTGGGGGATAATTAGACCAGAAATCAAGAAACAAATTCAAAAGTTCTACTTCACTTTCACAGTGAACATACTTTACATTCTTTTGTTTGACTTCAAATGGATGCCTACCCCAAGTAATAATATTTTTTGTATTATAGTTTTGAATGGAAATCGTCAAGATTTCTTCAGAGCAAGATTCTGGATCTGGAAATCCTTCTTCCGCAGAAACCTCAATATCAATTGTTACCAATTTGATTTTTGAGATATCAAATTTGATTTCATCTTCAGGATATTTTTCAGAAATGTACTGTGATACATATCGATCATTTCCGTAAATTTTAAATCCATCAACTCCTTCATATTTTTTGTAGAATTCTCTACAATCACGAATTGTACCAGGTTTAATTGGTTCGACACTTTCTCCAGTTAGAGTCTTATATTTAGTTTCACGATTGCTTTTAACAAAAAGAGTTGGAGAAAATTCATCCTTAATCATGAAACTTTTTCCGTCTTCATAACCACGAACAAGAAATTTGTCTCCAACCATCTGGATATTGGTATAAAACCTCATTATTTTAGAAGATCCTCGTACTTTTTCAAAAGTTTACTGTTTGGTTCGGCAATGGTCAAAATCTTATCAGAATGAATCATAAAAGTATTTTGGTTAGTATATTCAACTAACCATGGCGTTAATACTTCATCATTCACTAAGAATGGTTCTATTAATTTACAATCTGGTTCTCCAATATCACCGCCAACCTCTTCAATTTGACTTATCAAAATCTGATTTTGAATCGCCAGGATTTTCACTGAGTCTCTGTTCATGATTTTTTACTCCATTTTCATACATTGTTTTTAACTGAGAAATAGGTTCAACCATAGTTACCAACCAATCAGCTGAGATTGGAATTCTTTCATCAAAACTCAATGGCATCCATGGTGTTAATTGAATTTTAAACGGTTTTCTTTCTTTACCATCAGATTCAATCTGCTCTCCATAAAGTTTTACGACACAAGGATTTTGAAGAAAATACCCAACTACTTGTTCTTTAACTACCATTTCTTGAATATCAGCAATAATATCCTCTCCCGATTTAAGAAGAGCAAGTTTAACTGTCATAATTTTACTATACCTCCTATCTAATATACCATTAAAAAAAGGAGGAGTCAACCTGGATTTTGCCAGGTGCTCCTCGCGGCGACGATATTCAATTTTATTTAGAACCAGTCTTTTCTCTTATGATGATCTGGAATAACCTTACCAAGAGTGATAGTCAAAAGCCCATCCTCAAAATCAACTGATCTAACTTCCGTATCATCAGAGAGTGTCCACGCTCTAGTAAAACCCCGTTGAGCCAAACCTTTGTGCAGGTAGTTAGTTTCTGTCTCTTTATCTTCTTTCTGGCCTTCAATAAAGAGTTTGCCATCTTGTGTGTAGACATTGACTTCTTTCTTTTTAAATCCAGCAAGTGCAAGTTCCAATCGAGATTCATCATTACTTACATGAACAAGATTATATGGAGGATAATTTGTCGTAGTTTCATGGAGATTAAACAGACGCTCAAAATATTCATCCATTCCAATGCTGTTGCGTGTGATTCTGTCCAATAGGATAGAAAGATCCGCAGTAGTATACCTTGTGAGGTTAGTCATTATAGTAGCTCCTTTAAAAGCGAGTTTGTGTTTTGTGGACCCTTTCGGCATCCACTACTAATTATACAACATATACAAAAAAACGGGATGTTGAATCCCGTATCTTTTTATTCGGTTTCCTGGGTCTTTCCTTTCTTACCAATATTATACTTCTGCTCAAGAATCCAATCGTTTTTATCCTTATATGCAAGGACTTTAATTTGATTCAGAGGAGCAATATCAGCAACAGAATCCTCTTTAACTACAGTAATTAGTCCCCAATCAGAAAGAAGCCGTGCAATACGATTGCGTCTTTGTACATCATTCACTGTAAGATTTGCATGTTTACCGTCAAGTGCAAACAGTTCTTTAAAGTGAACAATAAAATATCTACCCTGCTTGTGTAGGATATGGCAAGATTGATAGAGTTTTTTCTCCTTTCTTGATGCAACTCCGATGCGGGTTAAAGTCTCACGGACTTTGAGGAAGTCATCAGGTTCATTAAGAAGCACCTCCACCATTTGGTCCTGAGACCATTGTACCGTAGGTTCTACCGTAGTAGTCATTTTGTTCCTCCAATATCAAGTCGTTGTTTAATAAAATTAATCTGTTCTTTTGTCAGGATTTTCAGTGCTTGAGATGCTTTTTCATTACTATATCCATAGTATTGTTTTATACATTCTAAGTCTGTGACTTTATCCTTACGGAGCCAGGGAGAAAATCTCTTCTTTTTCCTGAGACTATTTAGATAAAATGAATATTGCATATCTTTATCTAAGAAATGATACTTATTCATTTCATTTGCAAACATCACACAATCCAAATGACCAGATAAACAACGGTTGATAATGTAAGGAGGATATTCTTTTGTATACTCTATTAAATCTTCTTTAGTGAAGTTAATTGAATTAAGCCAATCTTTAAGTTCCATTATCTAATAATCTGAATGTCATCATCTTCTGTCCAGAGTTCGACCTTGCTTCTAAACCTCCCTTCCTGCTTGAGTTTCTCGTATCGCTTGGTTGCTTTCTTCTTCCACCAGGCAATAATGTTCTCAAGATAGAACTTGTCCCAGTTAGGACCCCGAACCAACTCATCCTGCTCTTCCATAATCACTTCACGGACATTTGAATACCCATAATCAGAAATATAAAATCTTTTCTTTTGTGTTAATCCAAATGCCGTATTAATAACATCATTAAACTCTTTAAGTTTATCTTTGTCTTGAAGAGAATTCTTGATGATAGAGATCATCTTAGTCTGCCGTTTCATCTTTTTAGAAGATGCTTTATTATCTGTAAGAGGTGTATTGTCGTTTAGTAAGGTAAAGCGATCATGGAGAAGATGAAAAACTTCATCATGAAGTAAAGGAAGAAACTTGCTCTCTGTTAATCCTTTATATCTCATAAAGGGTTTAAGGCCGTCGTACTGTGAGGCATCTGTAGTGGACCCATAGAGAGATGTAGTTTCAAAAAGTGCAATATCCTTCTCAAACACCTTATTCAGCGTCTCGCGGGCATAATGAGAACAGCAGAGAAGTGCTAGAAGTTTACCTCCAAGATAGTTGTATCCAAATGGTTGTGAAGGAACGATTACAAACCCCATCGCAGCATGACGATTGAATATTGAAAGATTGGGTGCTTTGCCCAACCACAAGTTTCTAGGTTTGGAGTTAATAGTGGGAGAACCAAAACGAATAAATCCAATAATCTTTTGAGTTTTCTTCTCAAAAACCATCCAACGAAGTTCTCTTCCGGGAATATTACTTTCATTATTATGTGAAGAGACTGCTCTCAAAAGATTAACATAATGTTCTTGCGGAACAGATTGTTGAAAACGATTACCAACAAACTTGATGTCAAATTTCATTTCTTGTGGATGGATATCTTCGTTAAAAAATTCATCTTGAAGAGGTGTAAGTTGACTAGTCTGGACGATAACTTCTTTTTTCACATAACGAAGATAATCTTCAATATTTCCCATATTGGAAAAATACTTTATGAATTCATCTGCAGCCCAAATAGCATCATCATTGGATATTATCATCACTTGAACTCACATTCGACCATAATTTCAGTAAGAGCAGCAAGAAGATTTATTTCTTGATCCGCAACGAAGGCAATCTGATACTGATACTTAGCAATAATAAGCACAGCAGCAGGAATACTATTGTTCTCAAGGGCATCATAAAGAGCATCGTAAATACGACGAAGCAGTACCCCAGAATCATTATCCAGATTATCCACCACCCACTTCCGTACTTGAGGGAAGTTCTTCTCCTTAAGGTTTTTAATAAGATCATTGACTTTTACATCACTAAAAGTTGCAAGAATACCTGTATCAATCTTTCCACCCGAAGAATATCTCTGACATTCATTTAGAATACGACGCCAATCTGGAAAATGTTTATTTACAAGTTCGACCAGAACTTTTGGATCATATTCAATACTTTCTGTCTCAAGTATAGTCCTGAGACGGTTGAAGAAACTTGCGGCAAGTTTTGGTTTGTCCTTGGAAGTTGTGGAGAAATCAATGACTGCACATCTTGAGTGAAGAGGTTCGATGATTTTGTTTTTGTAGTTGCAGGTGAAGACGAATCTGCAATTACCACTAAATTCCTCAGTAAACGCCCGTAACAAGAGTTGTACATCATTGGTTGTGTTATCTGCCTCATCAATGATGATGACTTTGTGTTTAGCAGTTGACGAAAGCGATACGGTCGAAGCGAAGTTCTTCGCATTGTTTCGGACAGTATCAAGAAATCTACCCTCGTCGGATCCGTTGATGACATAAAAATCTACTCCCAGTTCGTTACATAATGCTTTTGCTACAGTAGTCTTTCCACATCCTGCAGGACCTGCAAGAAGTAGATTAGGAACTTCCCCTTTATCTAGGAAATCTTTAAAAGTTTTCTTTGTTGCATCGGGAAGAATACAATCCTCAATAGTTTTGGGGCGATACTTTTCAACCCACAAAAATTCATTACGACTCATAATTTATACCCAATCAGGTTTACGGTGGGGCAACCGAAGATAATTATCGCATACCCACGGTTTGGAAGCAATATACATTTTGTATGCAGTGAATGTATCAATGCTATCATCATATTTAAATTCGTCAGGCATAGCTCTGACAAATGGTGTTGTTTCTTTTCCACTGCGTCCTGTAGGATCAGCAGTTGGAAAGATTTCTTTTGCAGCATTCAAAGTAGTGAAGCAAGTATGGACATTACCATAACGAGCAGCATACTCTGCACAAAGAGCAAATCCGTGAGCAATTAACCACTGCCAGTTATTTACAAACTCATTTGCCCAAATTGTACAGGGGTGATTACGAAAAGCACCCTTCTCCGTAGCATAGGGTGTACCATCTGCTTTGGGAAGAGTGCCGAATCCGTGTCCCCACTTGTCTGATGCTACGATAGCAAGCATCTGACAGGTTTCTAGAGGCATCTTGACAATATGCTTGTCAGGAAGAACTCTAGCAGACTCCCAAGGATCGGGAGAAGTCACGAAAATATTCATCCTTTAAAAGTTGAATCAGGCTCCAGAGCAATATAATAAGTCAAATCGTGATTTTTAGAGGTAAATCGTGACAAAAGTTTTTGTGACACAACGACTTCATAAGTTCCAGGAAGAACTTTGATGTTTTCCACTTTGAAGTTAAAACAGAAATCATTATCAGTTTCCCCAACAACAATTGCAAAGTCATTAGAAGTATCATTCTTCTTATCACGAACAACCAGTTTCACAACACCTGCTTCGCCAACAGCAGAAATATCAGGAAGTTGATTTACAGCAGCAGCTTTGATAAGCGTGTTAAGTTGTTCGGTGCTCAGTTCAAAGCAGACATCTTCACTGGGAAGTGAAATTTCTTTTTCAGGGGGAACAACAATAACATTTGGATCAGCGAAGAAAAAACGTTGACGCATTTTTCCTTCACGAATGACGACATATCCATCGTTGGAGAAATCAAGATCAGGGGACTTGAAGATGGAAGTATTTACATTCAAGAACTGGTTCAAATCATAGATACCAAAGTCTTTAGAAAATTCTTCAGTAATCGTTGCTTCAGCCAGAATATTCTTCATCACACTAATAGTGCGAAGTTTGCTACCCTGCTTAAAAAGAATAGATTGGTTGATGGAAGAAAAGTTCTTCAGGACAGAAAGGGTTTTATCAGAAAGTTTCATAGGGTTGCGTATTTTCATTACAAAGTCCAGCAAAATGATAGAGAAGAATGCAATAATGGATTGCTTTCAGAATGTCCATTTTTGATTTACCATTCTTCTTACCAAAACGAGAAAGGTATTTGATTGCATTAGAACGGCAGAAAGGTTCTGCATCACCAATACCCTCAATCAAATCAAGAGTCTGAGTTTTAGATTCTTGAGAAGTATAATGCGAACGATATGTACTTCCAAGATACTCACGAATCTCCTTGAGAATCACATCCTCATTATATTTCCAGAAACCATTATTATTAGTTGGTACTGAGGGAAGTTCTGGTACACTCAGATTAAGAGAAAGATGATCTTCTCCCATCCCGCCAGGTACTCTAGAACCAACAAATTCTTTAGAAAGATTTAGAAGTCCATCTTCACCTTCACTCATAGTAAACTTAATAGTATCTGAAGAATAATAAGGATTTCCAGTCAAACTGATTCCATCCTCCTCCCAAAAATCATTCCAATCTTTTTCAGTTGTTTCACTTGTACCACCAAGAATGGTGATATTATCCTTTTCAGGCATTTCAGACATAATGTTAGTCATAAAAGTCTCCATCAAAGTATATCAGTTTTGTGTCTGTTCGTCAACAGGCATTTGGAAATCTGCATCAACTTTATCATACAGTTCCAGGAATGCTTGCTTGGTTTCATCATCAAAACGGTTCACACAAACTTGAATTGCCTTTGCCTTGTCTTGGAAGATGCTGTAAGCACGAATAATGTGAACCAGACGACGAGTGCTGATGATTTCCTCAATACCACCATCATAGAAAGTCTTGCGGATGATATCTCCCCAATCCACCAGGCGCTTACAGAAGTCACGATCTTCCACTCCAAGATCTAGAGCAACACCCTCCAGAATCCTCTGCTCAGTTGCAGGAGAAGGATAAGACTGCTCAAAGGTGACAGGAAAACGTTCCAGGAACGCCTCATTGAGGACGTTGGTGCCAATGAATCGTCCATCATCAGAACCCTTACCTTTAGTATTTGCAGTAGCAATCACATTAAATCCTTGCTTAGGTGTAATGTGCCTACCAATCTTCTTCAGGAAGACTCCTTTTCCTTCCAGGATTGACTGAAGGCAAAGAATCTTGTTGGAAGCCAAGTCAATCTCGTCAAGCAGTAGAATCGCACCGCGCTCCAGGGCTTCGATGACTGGACCATTGTGCCAAAC